CGACGGCGACTTCCCCGCGGTGTCGATGGGCTGCCGCATCAAGTACGACGTGTGCTCGCGCTGCGGCAACGTCGCGCCGACGCGCGCCCAGTACTGCGACCACGTCCGCAACGAGATGAACCAGGTGAACCCCGACGGGACGAAGAACTACGTCCACAACCCGTCGCCAAACTTCTTCGACATCAGCCGCGTGTTCCGCCCCGCGGACCGCACCGGCTACACGCTCAAGAAGGTGGCGTACGCCTACGAGCTGCAATCGAGCGCGGCGCTCGGCGAAACCGCCGACGACCTCGACAACAAGGCCGCGGCGATCCGCAAGCTCTCCGACATCGACAAGATCATCCGCGGCACACCCGTCGCGTCGAGCAGCATGTCGGGCGATGAACAGAAGCTCATCCGCCAGTTCAAGGACTACGCGGGGCAGCGCCTGGCCTCCACCCCAGAGATCCCGCTCGAGGCGTTCGCGGGGCATCCGCTCGGCGAGGCACTCGCGTCGCTGGCTTCCATGAACATCTCGATGACGGGCCCCGAGTTCGTGCGCCTCGTCGTCTCGCGCCTCACGGGCACCCCGCTCCCGCACGAGCTGGCGCACAAGACGGCCGCGCTGCTCCCGACGGTTCTAGCGCTCTACGAGCGTTCACCCGCGCTGCTCGACGACGTGTTCGCGACGGGAATCCTAGATGTGCACTCCACGAAGGTCTCGTCCGTGCTGTGCGCGAAGCTCAAGCCGTGGGTCGAGAAGAAGGCCAACATGGGCTCGCTGCTCTATCGGCGTCTCGTCCCCGAGGGCGTCGGCATGCGCCCCGACGAAGCACCCATGACGGACATGCTGAACTATCACGACCCGAATACGGGGCGCATGGTGCAAACGACGCGCGGCGCCGCCGTCGACGCAGGCGAAGCAGAGGCGCGCTCCAGCATGAAGAAGATGCTCGGCGGAGGTGCGCTGCTCCTCGGCGGCTACAAGCTGATGGGTGCGTTCCCTTCGCTGCGCCCTTGGCGCGTGCCGGCCACTGCGCTTGCAGGCTACGCGATGATGCGCGGCAAGCCCTCGCCGCAGCAGTTCCACACGCAAGAAGGCTTCGACGTCCCGAACATCACGGAGTTCGGTCCTCGAGAGAAAATGTCGCAAGACTCGCTCTCGCGCGCCGTCGTCACGCTGCTCGAGAACGGCGACAAGATCGCCTCCTCGACGGCAAACAGCGCGCTCGTCGATCACCTGGAACGTTGTGGAAGCGTGGATGCCGCGCGCGGCGTCCTGCTCGATATGGATGACGTCGCTCAAGCATTGGGTGGCGTCATCGTGGCATGATTTGGTTTTTCACCGGTGGCGTCCTATGATTGTGAGCACAGGTAAGCCGCCCCTCGATACGGAGAAAACGGCACATGAAGCTCTCGAGCGTGTTGGCGAAAATCGAAGGTCCGGCGGAGAAGACGGCAAGTGTGTCGTCCGCGAAGACGTCCTCGTCCGCGGAGAAGTCCGCGACCGCGAAGACGGAAGAGCGGTTGAAGGCTGCGCTCGCAGAAGCGACCGCGCCGAAGCTGGCCGAGAAGCAGGCCTCCGCGGCGTCGCCAGCCGCTGACGTGCAGAAGCTCGCGAGCGAAGTGCTCGGCGCCGAGCAGGAAGCCCTCGTCAAGGAGGCGCAGCTCTACGGCGCCGCCGTGTGCGATGGCTTCATGGCGCGCCTGGCGCAGTACGACGCCGCCGCTGAGAAGGTTGCCGCGCAGGCTCCGATCGCCGCCCCGACCAAGGTCGCCGGCGATGCCACCTTCGACAAGTTCGCGGCCGAGAACCCCGAGCTGGTCAAGGAGGCCGCGGAGCTGGGCTTCGAGCGCACCCTGCAGCAGATGGACAAGCTCGCCGAGTCCGCCTACCGCAAGGGCTACGACCAGGGCGTGACCGCCATCTACAAGACGGCGCACACGACCTTCGTCAAGGGCTACGAGGACTGCGCCCGGCTGCTCCAGGAGCTTCGCGCCTAACCATGTTCTTCTCGCGCTACATGGCGCGCTTCGGCGCGCAAGCTGCGGAAGGCATGGCCAAGCACGCCATGGACCCCACGCTCGCCCAGAAGTTGATGTACGGGCTGGGTGGTGGCCTGGCGGCGGGCATCCCGACCTACGCCCTGACGCGTCTTCACGACGCGAAGGAGCGTGACGTCGCCAAGAACCACGCCTTCGGTGCTGGCCTCGCAACCGGCGTCGCGGCCCCCCGCATCATCCAGGGGCTCTACGACATCGCGCGCAACACCGGCATCGTTCCGCCCCCGCAGATGGGGGTTGCAGCATGAGGAAGGTCATCCCGATCTCGTCGCTCGCCGATGAGATTCTCGCTGAAGTCGATCGTGCGTCGCTCGTCAAGACCGCCGAGGCCGAAGCCGTGCGGAAGGCGTCACTGCCTCCCCGCGGTGAGGTCGGCGTCCTCTTCCACAAGCTGGCCGAGGAGCTGCGGTCGGAGCCGGAAGACGTGACGTACGACGACCTGCATCGTCACCTTGCCGGAGGTGCCGCATGAGCGAGCTTCTCCGCAAGCTGGCACAGCAGCTCCGCGAGAACGAGACGTCTCGCGTGCAAGCGAACAACGTCAAGTGCGCCCAGATCATGCGCGCCGCGAAGGGGCTCACGCTCCTGCGCAGCAAGCTCGGAGGCTCGTCGGATGTCGCGTAACGAGAAGATCGCAGCCGTGTTCGACGCGCTCGCCGACCACCTCGACGCTGTCGAGGCGGAGAAGACGTCGTCTGCACACGCGACGCGTCTGGCGCAGATCGACGAGCTGGCCGGCAAGTACGCCGCGGCCACCGGCGAAGAGATGCCCTCCAGCGTCCGCAAGAAGCTGGCGGAAAGCGACGAAGACATCGTCGCGCTCGTTCGCGGCATGGCCGAGAAGCAAGCTGGCCTGGTCGAGCCCCTCGGGGGTCCGTCCAACCGCAGCGACGAAAAGCTCGCGCTCACAAAGAAGGAAGCGGCCGTCCAAGCGGACGACCGGTTTTTGTCATGGGTCAACTCGTAACGGAGCCCTAACGGAGGCATGTAGAGATGCTGCTCAACAACAAGTTCGATGTTCTTCGTGGCTGGCCCCGTGAGGGTGCGATCGACGAAACCTTCGGTGCGAAGGTGTCCGGCGGAGTGCCGGTGCAGCTCGCTCCAGGCATGGTCGTCGAGGTGCAGAGCGATGGTTCGGTGGACAAGGCGTCCACCCCGAACCTCAGCTCGGCCGATGCCAAGGCGACCTGGGTCGTCGTCGAGTCCAACGACGACTTCTCCGGGAGGTTCCTGGCGAAGGTCGTGTGCATCCGCAAGAACGCGGTGCTGCGCCTCGACCCGGCCAACCTCAACACGGGCACCTACACCCCGGGGACGAAGCTCACCTTCGCCGTCGGCAAGTGGAGCGTTGCCGCTGCAAACGACCAGATCATCGCCGAGGTCATGAAGGACGACTCGGCGATCGACGGCACCATCGTCGTGTACTACGACGGCGGCGCCATCAAGAAGGTCTAGTAGTCGTAGACCGAAACGACGTCACAGGGACAACAGTCCGCCCAGGCGGCTGACACCAGAGGAGCTAGGGACACCATGTCGAACGCGATTCGCACCGAGACGCAGCAGGTGTCCGCCCAGTACGTGAACTCGAACTTCGTCAGGAAGCTCGAGGACGGGCGGACCAAGGAAGCCGAGGCCGAGGGGACGGCGTTCATCCGCCAGAAGCTCCGTCAGGAGAGCTTCGCTCGAGAGGTCATCGAGCCCGTCCTCCTCGCGGACGACGAGATCGACCGCGACGAGAACACGGACCAGCCGAAGAAGATCGTCGAGAAGGAGCCCGACTCGGTCGCGACCTTCGTGCCGTTCACCGGCACGGGCCCGCGCACCTGGTTCCGCGGTGGCCGCTTCGCGGTCTACTTCGGCAAGACCGAGTCGCAGCGCTTCACGAAGTCGAAGTTCGAGCTGATGACGTACCAGAACGACATCCGCAAGATCCTCTCCGACAACTCGGTGAAGGACATGGCGGATCAGGAGGACACGAAGTTCCTGGACACGGTCAACGCGATCCTCGCGCTGAACCCGACCCAGGTCTCCGCGCCCGCCTCGTTCAACAGCTCGGCCTTCAAGACGGGCTTCCAGAAGCTCGTCGGCCGCCGCCAGCCGATCGGCAAGATGCTGATGTCGAAGAGCCTGTACTACGAGGCGCTCGACCTGCCCGCCACCAGCGTCGGCAACGACGTGGCGTCGCGGCACTACGACCTCGGCATCGAGGCGGAAGAGAAGCTCTGGGGCATCCCGGTCATCTCGACCATCAAGGACGAGATCGTCGACGGCGCCGCCGAGGGCTCGAAGACGCGCCGCTCGGTGTACGTCTTCGCGCCGCAGAACTACCTGGGCTGCTTCTTCCTGCTCCAGGACGCGACCCTGTTCATCAAGCAGGAAGCGGACATCATCGAGTTCTGGTCGTACGCGGCGCCCGGCATCGGCCTCGGCAACACCAAGGCCATGCAGCGGCTGGACCTCCCGGTCTAACCCAGCTACGATCGACCGCCGGTGCGGTCCTTTTCATGGTCGCACCCTAAATTGGAGGCGCCATGAGTCAGACCATCCATCTCGTCAACGAGTACCAGGGCGTGCTCGACCTCTCCGCCGTCAACGACGTCGAGGGCAAGCGCGTCGTCCTGCAGCCAAAGGGACACCCCGGAGCGGAGCGTGAGTGCTTCGCCGAGGTCGAAGAACACCCCCACGTCATCACCATGCTGAACGCCGCCCGGATGACCATCCGGCGCGGCGCCAGCATGTCCGCCGTGGAAGCGCCGGCTCCGGCCGCTGCTCCGCCGCCCCCGGCCCCCGAACCAGAGCCCGTCCCGGCCCCCGCGCCGGAAGCCCTGGCCGACGAGGTCGCTGCGAAGGACAGCCTCGACGTCTCCACCACGGACGCCTCCGCGGTCGTGGTCGACGAGGAACCCGCTCCGCTACCCTCGCCCCCGTCCTCGTCCTCGTCGAAGAAGAAGGGCCGCTTCTAGCCCTTCTCCAATCGACCGTTTTCTCCTTTACCAAAGGGACGTCTTCGCGATAATGGCGCTGGATGACGCTCAACGCCACGCAGGACGCCAACAGCCAAGAAAACTGGGATGCCCTCTGGGCCGCGGAAGGTGACGACACCTGGCGGCTCTACCCACCCCTCTACGATCGCGTCGTGCGCCTTGTGCCTACCGGCGCGTCCGTGCTCGACATCGGCTGCGGCGTCGGCAAGCTCCTCGACCGCCTGAAGGCCGAGAAGGAGTGCGTCACCTACGGCATCGACAT